AGGCGCGGATTGTTTCGACCTGCGCTTCACGCAGTTCAAACATAATCCGTCCACGCTCAGGATGCTTAATCGCCCAATAGTTCTCGCAGAAGTAAGTGAATGCTTCGACAAGTTGGTCGATGCTAGCGTCAGACGGGCCTCGGCAGGCCCGCCATTCCCGCTCGTTGAGCAGTTCGGTTAGTTCCATGATTATCTCTTGGAGGAGTAGTTGACTTTCTTGCGGAAGCCTGGACCCTGGACTGGACGCATTCTGATAACGCGGTCCATGTATTCACCTGCGTTCTTCCACAGCGCAACATCGAGAGAGCCAGCGCCACCAGAGGCAGTCACGCGAATGTGAATGTGGTTGCGGATTGCGGTCTGCCCACTTGTGCCAGCGCCCGTAGCGCCACGCTTATGCTCATGCAATCCAAGGGCAACAGCGGAACCAAGTCCACCGGCTGTCGCCGTACGAGGTCGCGTCGTAAACCCACTAGCGGAATCGCCAGCAGTAGCCCCACCAGCACCAGTCGCAGTTTTAAACACATACTTAATGCCAGTAGCAGACGATGTTCCAGTGCCAGACCCAGAGGCCGTCTTGATAACAGTCTTGAAACCATTCGCGCTACTTGAACCAAGTCCATCCCCAATTGCGGAGCGGATGCTTGTGTTGTAGCCGCTAGCAGATTCATTTCCAACACCAGCACCAGTTGAAGTGCGAATATGCGTTAGCAGACCATTGCTAGTTGATGTTCCACTACCAGCATCCGTTGACAACCTAAGGTGTGTATGTAGACCAATAGCCTGGTCGCCTGCGGTTGCTCCACCAGAACCAGTGGCGGCACGGAAAAACTGTGACTGGGCGCTAGAAGAAGAACCGCTAGAGTTTGTTCCAGTGGCAGTACGAATACTGGTTTTATAGTTGGTATCGGTTTGCGTCCCGGTGCCGTCGCCTATGGCGACGCGCACACTTGTCTTGTAACCAGATGCTAGTTCTGTTCCCGTGCCAGCACCTGTTGCGGTACGCAACTGGGCGGACGCACCATACGAATCAGAACCACCAGTGCCAGAACCGGTAGCCAAACGGCAAGGAATCAACTTGCCGACAGCAGTATCACCTGCGGTAGCGCCACCCGAACCACTAGCGGTCTTGAAGTGGTCTGTTGACCCGTCCGCCGATTCTGTTCCAGTTCCAGAACCAGTAGCCGTCCTTAATTTAGTTAGAACACAAGTAGAGGTTGAAGAACCAGTTCCATCACCAGTTGCGCTTCTTAATTGAACACGAACGCCAGTAGCGTTCTGTGTTCCAGTTCCAGACCCCGATGCCGTGCGCAAAGGATACCCCTCGTATGTGTACGAGGAGTTTTCATATAGGTCTGAGGAATCGTATAGTGCCGCCATTATTGAATTTTAATTACTTTATTTTCTAAACCATGTTCAAGAACAACTTCAGTTCGAAGAATATTTTTATCGTTCATTGATTTAAAAAAATCAACTAAAGATGACTCACGGCTGACCATAACTTCTCCGACATTCGTCCATACCGCATACTCGCGGTTGAATCTGCCCAGAGACATTGGGTCGCTTTCTAAAAGAATATTCAACCATTCACCATCGCGGAATTTTTCTTCAACATCTATGTAAAGGGCATAACGGGTATCTTCGTTCATGAAAACATCCCAAATTAAAACCTGTTCGCCATTACTAAAAAGCGTAACCCGTTCGGCTTTTTTGTTTTCGTCGCCGAAATAATCACGCGGACATTCGTCAATCGTAATGTAAGAGGTTTCGCTGAGGTGAACAATTTCAGACGGCATAGATTGCCCTAACCATTTCTGCTGGATTCCCATAAGTAAATACCTTTTCCAACCACAGCCATTCGTCATCCGTTACAACAGACCCGTCATGCGGTTTAATGCCAATTGGGCATTCCCAATCATAATTACTATTTAAGACAAACCACGGTCTTGGCTGAATAGCAATAAAAACATCAGCATCGGAATCATAGGTAAATCCGATGCCAGCAAACTGTTTACGAATCTTATTGTTGTACGAAGTTTGAATCCAGCGACCACCAAGGTTCAAATCATCGCGCAAAAATTCTTCACCGCGATGTTCTTGGTCATCAGGGACTACAAGAACTTGGACAACACGATTATCTGCGTCTACTTGAGCAAAGTGAGCCATTATGCGAGGTACCTTACGATGATAATTCCAGAACCACCAGAACCTGGGGCGCCTGCGTTAAGCATTCCACCACCGCCGCCGCCAGTATTCGCGGTACCATTTCCACCAGCACCACCGCCGCCGCCCGTACCACCACTTCCAGTATTATTTGTACCACTAACAATGGAACCACCACCACCACCGCCACCAGCGTATGTTACGGAAGAACCGCTGTAGGAATTGCTTGCGCCATTTCCACCATTCCCACTTTGTCCCGCATACGACCCAGCCGGTGCGGCTCCACCATTGCCTCCAGCCGCGCCTGCACCCCCACCGCCACCAGCACCCCCGGTGGTATGAGAAGCAAATTTTCCTGAACCGGTATAGCCACCGGCTCCACCTGAACCGCCAGCATTTCCTTGACCAGAAGTTCCAGCGCCGCCCGCGCCACCAGAATAACCTGTACCCAAACCACCACTTCCGCCACCACCAGAACCACCCGAAGCACCTGCAGAACCAGATGTGGGGGTCGCCACACCACCTACTACGGATTGAGTAGCGCCTCCATATCCGCCACCAGTGCTTGAGGCAAGAGAACCAATAGAACTGGCGCTGCCACTGGCGTTAGTAGCACCACCCGCACCAACTGTTACAGTATATGTTCCAGCACTAATACTGGTTCCTGAGGTCGTAACAAAACCACCACCGCCACCGCCAGCGCATTCATTTACATAACCAGCACTAACATAACCGCCACCACCACCGCCGCCCGCAACACACAAAATGTCAACAGTTGCTCCACCGGGGGCTGCCGAAACTGTAAATGTTCCAGACGAAGTGAATGTGTGAATCTTGTATAGACCGCTAGTTGTTTCTGTTCCACCAGAGGCAACAATTTTATTTGCTCCACCACCAAAACCGTATGCTCGCGCTGAAGCGTTTGACCTAGTACCAAGATTAGGCATATCAAACTCCTACTTGAACTGGGTCTGAGAAGCAAACACCGTATAAGTTGGCGTCGCCGCCGTCTTGACAATCGTGTACGAATACAAATCAATCGCGCTCGCGTTGCCGCCAGTCGGAGCCGTACCACCCTGCCACTTGGGTGTGATAGTCGAACCATCCACCTGGAAAGTGCTGGGCCAATACGCAGTCGTACCGTTCGTATTTGCCCACACGACCGTAATGCTGTCACCTACCGCAAGCAGGCTGGACAGGGTGGTGGAACCGTCGCCACGCACATTCACCGTATGGTCCGCTGAGGCGTTGCTCGTGTAATACCAAATACTGGCGGTCTTAACATCGAAGTTAATTGTGCCAGTAGCCGCGCTGGCAACAATATTCCAGTTCTCTTCCAACTGGTCAACAACAGCCGCCGTTAAGGAGCCATTAGTGATTGTCGAAGAATCAAGGTTCCGCAACTTATAGTCAATAGTGGTAGTTACAGCAGAGTTATTGACACCAACTTTAGCCTGGAGAGCCTCAATAGCATCGTTCGCATCAGCATGCTGACCAGCATGCGACGGCGAACTAAGCGTGTCACCCGCAACTGGATTTGTCAACGAGTCAAGACTCGTCGGGAAATTCGTAGCCATTAAGGCTCCTTATCAGTCAAGTGTCAGCGTCAGCGAAGTAATCTGAAAAGTGTCGCCAGCGGCCACACTAGCGGATGCGCTAAGTGCGCCCGACCACAAGCAGTTACCAGCAGTACTGTTATCCCAGGCCGACCAATGCGTATAGGTTTCGGTCGTGCTCACATTCGTCCACGTCACAGCGGCGCTGGAGGCCATAGAGCCTCCGCTGGCCGCATTAAAAGTTACAGCCTGACGGGTCGTCTCTGTCGCGGCGTTAGAGGTGCCAGCCTCACCAGGGTCACCCGTGTGCAACTTCAGGTACACGTTGGCAACAGCCAACGACTGGTTGCGCAAAGTGTCCAGCAGTGCGTTCTCAAGATAGTTCGAAATGCTCATTCGTCATCATCCCTTTGTCTAAAGCGAGGCTCTCCCTCGCAACATGAGTCTTTCAAACCACAGTACGGACAACGCCACCGGCAAGCGTGTGGCGGATACTCCTCGCCGCAGTTTGGACACTCAACTAAATCGGCCATCGTTACATTGCCTTGAGGTGAGTCCTCGTCTCGCGCTCGCGCTGAGCCATTGCGGCAATCAAGTCATCGAGTTCGCCATCGGACAGTTCGGCTGTCGCAGGAGTCTCTGGCTTCGCTCAGGCGACCCCTGGACTTCGTCTACCCTCGCCTGCCAAGCCTTGCGGAAGACTTCCTTCTTTTCCCACCGGCGGAGGGTGGTCACATTGACGCCAAGGGAGGCCGCGTACGCCTCCTTGGAGGCTGGCTGCCGCTCCGAGGGAGCGGTGCACAGCCAAGCCAGGTATTCCTCCTGTCGGCTGTCGAGGATGTTTTCTTCGAGTCCCATCACCCCTGGGTGTCGTCGTTACCTTTCACAAGCGCACAATGTAACGCGTAACGCTTTGGTTAGGGGCCACCAGTGATACGGCCAAAAGCGCAGCGGTTGGCCGTATACAGTATCCCTGCAAAAACAACGACGACAAAGAAGGAGCAGGGACATGCCCACTGTTGGTGGAAAGAAGTTCCCGTACACGGCCAAGGGCAAGGAGGCTGCCAAGAAGGCAGCCGCCAAGACTGGCAAGAAGGTCAAGATGGGCGAGTCCAAGCGGTACCACGAGGGCTACGGCAAGGAGAAGCCAGTCGGAAATCCCGGCGCTGGCGTGACCCGCCGCGAGACTGTCTCTGACGCTATTCGTCGTGGTGGTGCCAAGAAGAAGGCGAGCAAGGGCGTACGTCGACAGAACATGGACGTCTGACATGGCGGCCGGCAAGGACCCTCGCCTCGCCAGGGCTGGCGTCAGCGGCTACAACAAGCCCAAGCGCACCCCTGGCCACCCCACAAAGTCCCACATCGTAGTCGCCAAGTCAGGCGGCCAGGTCAAGACCATCAGGTTCGGCCAACAGGGGGTCAGGACCAACCAGACTGCCGGCCAGCGGGAAGCCTTCAAGAGCCGACACGCCAAGAACATCTCCAAGGGTCCCATGTCCGCCGCCTACTGGGCGGACAAAGTCAAATGGTCGCCCAGCAAGACGGCATCGCCGTCAAAGAAATGGGTCAAAGGCTCATGAGCCAAACCGAGTTCAAAACACCCCCCATTCAAATCATCGAATGGTGGGACTCCTTCAGCATTGAAGACGAGTGGTACGACCTCAACACCAAACACCCCTACAGACATATCTTTAGCACGGGTTATGTGGTCGGAGAAGACGAACATTACATCCATTTGGCGACGACATTCGACCCATTCAGCGGAACGTACTCTGTCGCCATCGCTATATATAAGCCCTGCATAGTGAACAGAACGCCACTAGCCACCGCTGGCTTCCACTAGTTATCCACAGGGGCTATCCCCAACCTCCAGAAATCTGTGGATTCGGCTCTGCGCGGAGGGACTCCGTCTAGTGGGCTGGCGGTGGGCCCCCATGCGCCCCCCTTGTCGTCGTATTGGGGTCGAATAGCACCCTGACCAGGGGCGTTCCGTATCCGCACTTACACCGTGCGAAGCAAGGGTAGGAGAACAGCGCACAGCGGGCTGAATGGTTCGACCCGTTGCGGTTGGTCGCTCGTATCCGAACAACCACAACCACAACCGTGATAGGTTCCTATCACAAGGAGGAAATGAAATGAACAGCAAGACAAACTTCGCCACGCACGAGAGTGCGATTCGTCGTGGCAATAAGGCCGCTCTCGCCGGTTGGTGGAGTGCGGCTGAGGAATGCCTGAGCAAGTTCGATGGCAAGGCTCAGCCCTACGCTGTCGCATCGGCAAAGGTCAGCCAGGACTGGAAGATGAACACCATTCGCCAGTATGTGATGGAGTTGATGTTCCTCATCAAGCAGGGCCACACTTGCGACGAGTTCAAGTCGCTCGAACACGCCCGTGAGACCAAGAAGTCGTACGCGACTCCGAGCAAGAAGCAGGTCATCAAGTTCAGCAAGGACGAAATCGACCTCGTCCGCATCTTCATGATGAACAAGAAGTTCGCCCCTGCCAAGCAGGACATCGTCCTGCGTGCCATGGGCTACAAGTGATAGGTTCCTATCACGAGTCGAAACGCCGTGAGGCGTCGTGCGGAGTTCGCCTACCGCACCTGATGAGACAGGCGCAACGAAAGGACATCACATGGATTTCCGTCAATACATCACAACGCTCTGCTGGCTGTACACCTGCCAATGCGGTTTCGCAAACGGTGTGTCGTGGTCAATTTCGCAGGACATGAAGCGTTAGTCGAAACGCACTTCGGTGCGTCACACGGAGTTCACCGCCCGTGTCTGATGAGACAGGTGTACCGAAAGGGAAATCACATGAACAACGACACAAATGAGAGCGTGCCTCTCATCACCGAGTGGGCTTTCGAGCACACTCCCGACCACGACGAGTGCGTGGTCTGTCGTGTCCGTAATCACAACAACAAGGAGAACAACTGAAATGAACAAGTCCAAGTACATTCCTCGCCACGACGAGGAACCCGACTTCGATTCGTTGTACAGCATGGACTGGGACGAAATCGACATTCGCACGGAGATGCGTCTTCACGATGAGCGCATCGAAATCGGTGGCCTCTACGAGGGCTACAAGGCAGGGCTGTGGGCATGAGCCACGAGAGCAAAGTGAACGAGTTGTTTGACGAACTCAACCTCGTTGCCCACGAGCGGTGGACAACGGAAGACAAGTGGGAACAGATTCGTCTTCTCGCCGTCGTTGGCAGACAACTCATTCTCAACGAGATGCTGACCAACGCAATCCGCCATCGCGTGTTGCTCAACAAACGCTACGAACAGGAGGAACAATGAGGGAATACAACGAGAAGGTGACCACGCTCGCTGTCGAATCTGACGATGAGTGTGGTTCGTGGCTCATCGTTCGTGTCGCCACCGATGTGGAGGACACGATTCGGTTTGCCGAACAACTCGATTCGTTGCTCGGATTCTGCGAGGCGCGTGACTTCCGTGTGAATGGGGTCATGCTCGCTCGTTGGCGAGCCGACCGCAACCAAGAGGTACTGTTCTAGTACCCTGTCGTGTGGCGAGATGAGTCTCGCCCCACGCAGAGAGCACATCAGTGATAGGTTCCTATCATTCGTGTGTTGTCTGCGTGTGGAGAACACGCAATACCAAAGGAAATACATGACAGCATCAGAAGACTTTGTACCGGAGGAGGAGGCACCAGAGATGGTGCTCTGCTTCGAGACACGAGAGAACATTCCTCGTGACGATGCGATGAGCATCGAGGTTCCACATCACCTCTTGCGGCACCGTGAGATTAGTTACATCGTGGACAGCGGACAGTCAGTTGTCTCACGATGTGTTCACCTCTGGTTCCACGAAGACAGCGGGGAGTCGTGCTCACTGTGCGGTGACTACTTCCCCGAGTCGTGGACGAATCTCATCAACGACTACGAGTCCGACCTCGCATGTCGTGTGTGTATGGACGAGTATGTTTCGCGGTGTGGCAACTGCGATTACAGACAGGCGACCAACAGCCTGTTGTACTCCGACAGGACCGATGAGTATTACTGCGACAACGGAGAGTGTTATCCGCAGTCGCATCGCTCTCATCTGATTCAGTCGTACCATCACACGGTCGACAACCTCACCTTCCGTTCGTGGACGGTGAACGGCATCGCTCGTCATCGTGTGCGCAACATGCCGTACATCGGCATCGAGGTCGAGACCAACATCGACGACGAGGACAACCTCAACGATGCGGCCGAGTTCTTCCTCGACGGTATCGAGAATGACTACATCATTCTCAAAGAGGACGGCTCCATCAACGGCTTCGAAATCGTGACTCACCCTGCGGACTATCGTGTCCACTTGGAGATGTTCCCGTTCGAGAAGTTGCGTCGACTCAGCGAGTACGGCATGAGTGCGTGGAGTCGTACCGACACCGGTATCCATGTTCACATCAGCAAGAACTCGTTCTCATCTGGCTCACACCTGTACAAGTTCATGACTTTCCACGACCGCAACTACGAGGCGATTCAGCGATTCGCTGGTCGTCGCTCGTCGTATGCCAAGTTCGGACGCATGAACGGCGATAACCGTGTGGCAATGGCCAAGGGTCAGCAGACGAACTACGACCGCTATGTTGCGGTGAACATTCAGCCTGCCAACACCGTCGAGTTGCGTTACTTCCGCTCGAGCCTGCGTCCCGCAACTGTCAAGGGCATCATTCAGTACAGCCATGCGTTGTGGCAGTACACCCGTGACATCAGGGCCAACGACGCAGTGTCGAAGCGTGCGCTTGACTGGACGCAGTTCAGTGCGTGGGCTAGCGACAACATCGCCACCTATCCTGACCTTCACCCGCTCATGTCTCATCGAGGCGTGGCCTGATAGGTTCCTATCACTTCATCACATCACAAAGGAGAACTACACATGTGTCTACTCATCTATGCCAAGCCTGGTGCTACGCCGAGCAAGAAGAATCTGCGTACCGCTGGTGCCAACAATCCTGATGGCTTCGGCTTTGCCCTCGCCATCAAGGACCAACTGTTCCACCACCGTTCGATGGACCTCGACAGTACCATCGACCTGTTCCACGAGATGCGAGCCGAGTACCCCAAGGCGCACGCCATCTTCCATCTGCGTATCACCACTCACGGTGCTACGAGTATCGACAACTGCCACCCCTTTGTCGTCGACGAGGGCATCGTCCTCGCACACAACGGCATGCTTCCCATCAAGGAAGAGAATGGCAAGTCAGACACTCGCCAGTTCGCAGAGGAATGGTTGCCCGAACTCGGTGTTGCCAATGTGCTCGACGACCCCGAGAACTTCGCAGAGTTGGAGAAGTTCGCGGCCGGTAGCAAGTTGGCCATCATCTCTGTGAGTAAGCAGTTGGCCAAGCCTGTCTATCTCGTCAACGAGGGCGACGGTCATTGGGACCACGGCGTGTGGTACAGCAACAACTCGTACAAGTACCAGTGGTACGCCCAGTCGTACAAGTACACCTCGCATGTCACCAACACCACCGGCGTTACGCCTGCCGACGACTTCGACTACAACCCCGATGTGTGGGTCGACGAAGAAGATGGCACCGTGTTCGAGTGGGACGAGTTCCGTGGTTGGATTGAGACAGGTAACGAGCACGACGACCTCGACCGCTACTTCTACTGCCCCACCTGCGATGTGAACCTCGGTTCAGATGTCAACCGCATCAGGGAGCAGGAGTTCTGCTACGAGTGTGGCTATTGCTTGTTCTGCGAGAAGCAGGTCGGCAACTGTTTCTGCTCGGGTAGTAAGTACAGCAAGTTCATCAGCACCAAGTAAGGAGAGACATGAAGAAAGACATCAAGCAACTGTGGGTCGAGGCGTTGCGTAGCGACAACTACCAGCAGAGTTACGATAGGCTCAGACACAGGACAATGGAGGGCAACATCGGTGGGTACTGCGCCCTCGGTGTTCTGTGTTCCCTCTACGAGAAGCAGACCAACGACCAACTCGGTGAGAACAACTGGGCCAGCGGGATTCTGCCCGATGCCGTGGTAGAGTGGGCTGACCTGCCATCGGCAGACCCGTATCTCACGATGGAATACCGTTGGGAAGAATGGGACGGCACCCAAGAGTGGCACGAAGAATACATGACCATCAGCGCATGGAACGACGAGCAGAGCAAGCCGTTCTTTGAACTGGCAGAAGCAATCGAACGGCAACTCTAAGGAGAAACAATGGAACCTACACTCAACCTCGAACTCACCTTTGACGAAGTGAGCGCACTACACAAGACCATCGGCATCGCCATTGATAACCTCAACGGCAAGGCCAGTAGTCGTGGACCCAATAGTTCACTGGGCAGGCAGGCTCTCGGAGAACTTGCTTTGCTCGCCAACATTCAGCGCCAGATTCTCGACATCATCACTAACTGAAAGGACAAACATGAATACCGAAATGTTCAACTCATTCCTCGTCCAGGCCCACGATGACCAGCAGTGGGACTCCGATAACGCCGGCGCCACGCTTTGGTTGCGTGGCCCGATGGATTCACGGTGGCATGCCCTCGGCAAGCAAGGTGACCCGTATGACCTGCTCCCTCTTGCCGTGTGTATGACACCCAGTTGGCTCGAGAACGAGGCCATGATTCTCATGTATGGCTGGGCTTCACCTGTTGACAAGTCAGACGAAACGCTTGAGGGAGAACGCAAGCGCATTCGTATCATGCTCCACATGAACAAGGGCATCGAGCATGTAGCCATTCAGTTCCGTGGCCAGACTGTCGAAGAGTTCCCCGACATGGGGGCAGGCATGTTCGTCGAGCATGTGAACGCACTGCGCCTAGCGCAGAGCGCTCTACCAATTGGGAAGCAGACTGATGCGGCTGCTCTCAGCGAGGGCATGGTCGTGAATCTGCTTCAAGCAATGTTCAACGAAGAGGAGGAATCATGAGCACCACCATCACATACAGATACACACTGGTCATGCGACCAGTTGTCAACATCGAGTTCGATGAGCATGGCAACTGTCGTGAGCACAGCATTCAGTTTGATGTGCGACCCGAGTATGTGTATGACAATGAGGAGGGCAAGCCGTTCGGCACATCAGAACTGCCCGACTTCATCACCGACTCGCTGACTGAGTACATCGAGTCGCTTGACCTCGTTCGGTTCTTTCACGCACCGGACTCACCCGATGAGCCGTTCTGACGGACAGCATGTGCGCCGGTGGCTCTGCCCTCAATGCGGGGGCAGGGTCACCACCCATGTACCGCTACTCGAAACACCATTCTGTAACCGCCACAATGGCGGTCATCAGAAGATGAAAGAAGTCGACCATCGTTGGAAGGATAAATCATGAAACGATTACTGTTCGGTCACCTCGCTGTCGTTGCCTTGTTCGTTACGGCTGGCATCAGTTGCGATGGCCCGCCCGCCACAACCTGGGTCACCCCTGTCCCTGATACCGCACCCCACCCTAGCGTGGCTCTGGCGCCCTTACAGAGGGCAATCAGGGCAGATGTGGAGAGTATCCCCTCGGCTAGTTTGCCGGCCCTGGTCGGGCCAGACACACCATGCCAGGAGTGGGTGCCACTAGCGGTACAGCAGGGCTGGCCCGCCGACAGGGAAATCATCGAGACCCTGGTGTCCATCATCTACCGTGAGTCGCGCTGTAACTTCGATTCGTACAACCCGACAGACCCCAACGGGGGTAGCCGGGGACTCCTACAAATCAACGGGTTCTGGTGCGAGCCACGATTCCCCGACGACATCGGGTATCTCCAATCGTACGGTGTTCTCACGACATGCGAGGAACTGTTCGACCCTGCCACCAATCTACACGCAGGTATCGTCATCTTCACCTATTCGACAGTAAAGAATGGGAATGGCTGGCACCCGTGGAGAACGTAGACATACTCCGACAGCAGGTGTAAACTGCGAGCGGAGCGAGCCACCCCACTAGTAACCCCGGCCCAACAGGGGCCGGGGTTCTTGTATTAGTACAAGGAGAAACCATGTACAGGAAACAATACCCCTCGTCGACCTGCGGTGTCGACGACCATGACCCCGAATGTCTTTGTGATGTAATCGTCGACAAACCTGTCGAGGTCATGAGAAACTGGGGCCGTGATTCATTCATGGTCCAACGCCTCATTGAGGAAATGGGCCTCAGCCAAGGACTGAAGCCCGGTGATTTGTTGAGGCTGTTAGAGTTACAGACCATGCTTCACGACGATGTCGTCGCCTACAACGAGCGAGTTGCCGAGGGTTCCTCACCCAACATGAATGAGGAAGCCCGCAAACTATCGACTGGCAGGATGCGGCACGTCGAGCAGATGCACGAAGATGGCTGGGACGGTAGACAAATACGCACTTATGCTATGGATATGTGGAACCTGGCGTTGTCTCGTGGCCATGTCAGTCATATCATCTTGAGGGCAGAGAGACGAAAGGCCAGGAATGAAAATTCAACAGACCGATGACGGTTACTCCGTGCGAGTGCGTCAGTCATGGATAAATGATGCCATGATGTGTAACGAGCGTGGTCGTCAAGCAATCGTTCGACCCGAGTGGTCGAAGCCCAACGACGCAACCATTCTCGGTACCGCCGTCCATGCTGGCATCGCCGCACATCTACTCGGCTCGCCCGATGGCGTGAAGGTTGCGCACAATACGCTCAACGAATTGTTGGCCGAACCATTCATGCGCACCAAGTACAGCGACGAGCAACTCCATGACCACATCATCGAACTGATGGCCGAGTGGCAACGAGCCATCGAACCACTGACGGGTGATGTGGTGGCCGTTGAGAAGGAGTTCGAGTTCGTGCTCGATGAGTTCATGGACGAACGCCTCGGTCGCATCACTGTCGTTGGTGCTGGCACCATCGACCTCGTCACAACTACTGGCCTGTGGGATTGGAAGACAGCAGGCCGCAAGTACAGCGCCAAAGAGAAGCAGTCACAAGCGATTCAGCCCACGATGTACGCATCAGCCGCTGTCGCTTTGGGCTGGCTGGAGTACCCAGTCCAGTTCAACTATGGCGTATTGGTTCGTAGCGGTCGGGCGCAAGTGTTGCCCGTCCACCGCAACGAAAGCCACACCGACTGGCTACGAGAGATTGTTCGTCCGCTTGTGCGGACATCACTCTTGGTCGGTACTGACACATCATGGGCCAAGAACGACACGCACTATCTGTGCTCCGATACTTGGTGCCCGTGGTGGTCAATCTGCAAGGGTAGTAAACTGTCACCCAATGACATCACGCCAGGAGGCGAATCATGATTAGCAAGGACCAGTCAATCGTCATGCAGGTAGCCGCGAAGGTTGCGGCTCAACTGTGTGTCAAGTCAGATAATATGGAAGCAACGCTTGCCGACTGGGAAGTGGCGTTCAACTTTGTGAACGACAAACTCCAGACGGCTAACGGCGTCGAGATGGTCAAGTCTGCGTTCCCCGGAACGACAGAGGTGACCTCCGCTCCCCGCCCGCAGTTCACGGTGACTACCACCTCGACGAGTGGGGGCGACCTCACCGTTGCCGGCAAGCAACACGGCGACCTGCCGAAGTGGTTGCTGTCGGCGTGCGCCAAGGCTGGCGTGTCCCGAGTGTGGGACAACCGTGACACCGCCATTGGAACCAAGCGTCCGTGGTTCAAGCAGGCCGATGCCCCCGAGGGTGCTGAACCTGCTGCCTTCTGGCCTCCCAAGGGAGCCTGATGACTGTTCAAGCCGAAGACCTAGCGTCTCGGTGGGCTGCGTTGGGGAGGGGCGAAGAGCCTCTCCCCTCTGCTCCTTTGGAACAGAAGCATCACCACTACTACCGTCCACTGGACGAAGCGGCGCACGAGTTTGTGCGCTGGGCGCAGTCACCGCATGAGCGCATCTACACCGGCTTTGGCGCACTCGACAATCAGATGCGAGGCATCGCCCCCGGCGAGATGACACTGCTCATTGGCTACTCACACTCGGGCAAGACGCTCACCCTGTTGGAGATGCTTCGTGCCAACAAGACAAAGAACATTGTGTACTTCGTCCCAGACGAACCACGCACTCTTGTTCTCATCAAGTTGGCCTGCGTTGTCCACGGCGTGAATGCCTACGACCTTGAGCGTGCTGTGGCACAGGACGACAACAACGCCATCGACCTGTTGCGCCAGACCGCAACCGACTACTTCCCCAACCTCGCTGTCTTTGACCAACCGATGTCGCTGTCGGACATGGAAAAGGCAATGGGCGAGGTGTGCGATGTGTGGGGGAACAAGCCCGACCTCGTTGTGTTCGACTACCTCGAACTGCTCCAAGGGGGAGGCGAAGATGTCCCGTCCAAGGCCAACACGCTGAAGGCGTGGGGCCGACGACACGATGTCCCCTTGCTTGTTCTCCATCAGACATCTCGTTCGTCCGGAGCCGATGGTCGACGCATGACCATCTCATCTGGTTCGTTCGGTGGCGAGCAACAGGCCACACACATCATCGGTGTCCGTCGCAAGCGATTCGAAATCGAATCCCAGATTCGTGAACTCGAAGCCAAGTTGGATAAGTCCAGTGTCTCCGAGCGCATGATGGAACAACTCGATGCCCTCCGCTATGACGCGCGCATCCATGCCCACACGCTCACGCTCAACCTCGTGAAGAACAAGCGACCCGCTGGCACCCTGCTCGATGACATCGACTTCGAGATTGAACAGGGAACTGGTAGGCTGACTCCACTGCGTGATGGCGAACTGCCCTCGCAGTTTCTGAGAGAGGTGCGTGGTGATTTCTGAGCAACTCGTAGACGACTTCGTCACCCTGTTCAGGGGTCGAGGTGACTGCTACGGGTCGTGGGAAGGCGGCTGTGTTCGTGAGCCACTCACGCGCCAGCACTTCCGTGAGCACCTGAACGATGGTCCGCACATCGGCGTGTACCCGTGCGTCACCAAAGATGGCAAGACCATGTGCGTCTGGGGCTGTACCGACATTGACTACGATGGGCCACAGGACGCATGGCTACTTCATGATGCGTTCAACGAAGTGGGCATCGTGTCGTGGGTCGAACAGACGCGGCGCGGTTATCATGTCTGGGTGTTCACCGATGAACTCATCGATGCTCGAACCATGCGGCGCATGTTCCTCGCCGCACATGTCGTGACTGAACTCAACCCGAAGGAAGTCAACCCCAAGCAGGAGACACTGGCCATCGGCCAGGTCGGCAACTATGTCCGTCTCCCGTACCCCAAGGTTGGCTCGGGCCAGCGAGTCATGGTCGACAAAGAGGGGAACCCAATCCCCCTGGATTCATTCCTCTACAACGCCATGAGTCGCCGTGTACCGAGCGACATCATCACAGCGGTGGCTAACATGTACACGCCACCCAAACAGCAAGTCGTTGAATATGGTGCACCCAACCCCGACCTGTGGTCTAGTATTTCACAACTGACCACCGTTGGTCGGGCCATCTTTCGTGATGGCCCGCTGGCTGGTCGGGACAGGTCAACCACTCTCACACACCTTGCTTACGAATGCAAGAAGTCAAACCTAAACCCAGCCGATGCGCTGCGAATACTGGAGGATGCTGATTTACGATGGGGAAAGTACCTGGTAAGAGGGCAGTCGGGCGTGCAAGAACTGGAGAAGTTGCTGGTTCGAGCATACGGTCCCATTCAATCTTCATAGAGGGCAAGCCCAAAGCCAAGGACCGACCACGCGTCGTACAGCGTGGCGGTCGAGTGATTGCCTACACCCCCAAGGAGACGCTCAACGCAGAGCGGGCAATTGCTGAGGCATGGGATGGCCCCATGTTTGAAGGAGAAGTTGCTGTCCACATTGTCGTTGACACCGAGGGCACGGCGGTCATCGTCGAAAGGGTTGACCTTGAGACGAAGAGCAAGTTGCGTGGTGACATCGACAACTACATCAAGACAATCCTTGATGCGCTCAACGGCGTGGCGTGGAGAGATGACAGCCAGGTAGTCAAGGTGACGGGAATTAAAGCATGAATGCATACGACATTCCCGCACCGAACTGGAAGGCAGACCTTGAGTATGGCAAGGTGGGCGAGGCGCTGGTCGAAAGATTCCTCGACGACATCTCGTCGGGTCATCTCGAAGTCAAGACGGACCGCTACCGCAACGGACGCATGGTTCTCGAAGTTGAACAGAACCCCCGTGGCCGTGGCTGGAAACCCTCGGGTGTCATGGTCACGGAAGCCAAGTGGTGGGTGTACCAGTACAATCTCGACGGAGCGTTCACGGTTGTGTCTGTCGCTCGCATCAAGCGATACATCGCCATCCACGCCGACAACATGGAACTGCGAGTGTTCGGTTCCCGTGGTGATAACGTGGCTCGTGGCTATCTTCTGATGCCAGAGCAAGTCACCGACTTGCTCATCAATCCGGACTACGACGATGCCGCTGAATCCTGACCTCGTACCCGCAAAGCCACAGACCGAAGGGGAGTGGCTGCTCCAATGGGGCGACCACATTACGGACGGCAACCGCCAGCACATTCTCGCTGTACAGGAGGCGGTCGAATCGCTCGACGAAACCTCTCGCATGTGTGTCGAGGCCGTGTTCTACGAAGGCATTTCGTATAGTACACTGGGCAAGCGCATCGGTGTGTCCAAGCCACACGCCTGGCGATTGGCTCGCAAGGCCATGGCAGAACTACAGCGCAAGTTATCAATCGACCACTCAATCAATCTGAGGTACAAGATGTTTGATTACTGGGAAGACGCAGCCGAAGCAATCGTCGACGAGTGGCATTCGTTGTGCGGACCGGAACGCGCCAACCTCCAACACCTCAACGCATACCGAAAGACAATCGCCAAGTCGGTGCGTGAGCAGAAAGAAATTCCTCGGCTCGACATTATCGATGTCGCGCACCATGCCATCGGCCAACTCAAGTCACTCAAGCAGTGGAGCAAAGAGGGTATGGTCGAGTTGCTTGTCCGCAAGCAACGAGACTATGGACACTCGAACATCATGGAGTTCGGTCATGTTGGCATTGCCATTCGTCTGTGTGACAAACTGGCACGGCTGGATACGCTATTGAATAACGGGGCTACGCCACAGAACGAGTCACTACTCGACACATGGATGGACCTCGTCGGTTATGCTGTCATCTCGGAGATGCTGGCAATGGACACTTTCGAACTGGAGTTGAAAGATGAATGAAGAACCCACGCTTGATGTAATCGACATCACCCTCACGCACATTGCCGCTCTTGCTTTGGCGACGTGGATTTATTTGATTAGCAAGGACAGCGAAGCATCGGAAATCATTTCTACTGCTGCAGCAAAGATTCATGCCGAGATGTCCGGTGCCGAGGCGGAGCAGACAGATGACAAAGGCTGACTATGCGGAACTTACAAAACTGCTCAAGAAAATCCACCGACAAATGGAAGTCGACGGACTGCCCAAAGCATGGCGACGAAATATTGAAGACGCAATTGTCACCGTGGGTAGAGTTCACGTCGAAGTGGCGAAGGCAAAGCAGTGAGCGACTTCGAGGGAATTGACCCCAACGACATAGCCGACCTACAGGCTCGAGCCGAGAAGATTGTGCGTGACGCCGACACCTTCTATGAGGTGAGCCTCATGGTGTCGCATCCAGGCGCAGTCGAATTCATGGAAATGTACGAAGACGCATGCAATGGGAGCATGTCGTCGCTCCTCGAACTAATGGGGTTGATTCACATTCTCGCAAGGTCTTTGACCATTGCGATGAATGATGGTCAGTAGGGCAACTGCCCCTTGGCCGGCGACAGCAGGCACTCGAACACGGCATCGAAGTAGCCTGCGTCGTCTGCCACCTCGGGAGAAATCTCCACATGAATCCACTTGCCACCCGGCGCACCAGCCATCGTCTTCTTCTTGTAGATAGACCAGTCGTTTCGGTCGCAACGCCAGCCCCGGCCAAACGGGCCGGGGTAATAGTCGGCAATGTACTCAATGCCTAGCGCCTCGTTGTGGCGCACCAAGAAATCCATGAGGCCACAAGCGTCCTCGTAGTTCTTGAACCCAATGTCGAAAGCCCGCCCCGTTCCGTGGACGCTGGGCTTCCCTTCCTTGCCCCGCATGTCACGCACATTCCATGAGCCAAGATTGCGGAACTTGCCAGCGTTCAGGAACATAATCCACTGAATCAGTTTGCTCGTCCCCTGTCGACGCCCCTTGGCGTTGCCATCAAAGCCCGTGTACTTGCGGTTCTTCTTACCGAACATTACTCACCTTCTCGCTTTCTGCGACGCAACTCTGCTTCAATCATCGAATCAGTGACCTCGCGCACGGGGATGCCGAAGTAACTTGCCCAGTTACTGCGACGACGCTCCTTGTTGTAATCATCTTCGCCAGACAAACGACTGAGTTGCGCCAACGGCGGAACGAGGTTGTTCATTGCGTAGTTGAATCTGTCGGTCGTGCCCATGCTGCCGTCTGGCAATTCCTTTGACTGGCCCAACAGAACCGCCAAAGCGGATACTGCCGGGGAAAACGCACCACCCGTAACTTCCTGCGCCTTTTCGCTGAACTGCGTGTCGGTGTACATTTTGCGCTTTGCGAAGACTGCTTCGAGCGGCACGCGAAGACCAGGGTTGACATAAGAGGTCAGCCGCATTGGGTCGGCCAGTTCGGACAATTGCTGATTCAGTTTATTGAATCCGAAGTCGGGGTTTACGTACAGGCCATCGGCAATCTTCACGCCACCCGATTCGCGCAACCACTTGGGCACGACTTCGCCCTCGTCTTCTTCGGCACGAATTGAGTTCGTCACTCTCTGGTACATGAGGTAAGCACGAGGATTCTCGTACTGGTTCACAATCTGCATTGGCAGGTTGCGCGACATCCAGAACCAGAATGGGACGAACTGACGCATCACCGTGTCCGCCGGTGTCGTCGTGCTGTAGTCAAACAAGAATCGCTTGACCCTGGCTGTCGCATCGTTGAAGTCTCCGCCCTTCACAACGGTGTCCCAGGCGAGCATAAAGCGAGCCGAACCTTCCGATACTTCATTGGCCTTTCGGAAAGCATTGACGTATCCATTGTCAACCAGCCACTTGCGCTTGGGATTAAACATCCTCAACGCTTCCGTAGCGCGACCGTATCCTGATGCGTCCATTGCTGCGATAGCGGTAGTCACGCGCGGGTCTTGCTTGGCAAGCCATCCCGCTTCGTCGCCAGTCTTGACCGCTCCACGCCAAGCCCTGTACAGGCGTAGTCCCTCGGTCATGTTTCCGATATCAGCACCACCAGCAATGCACATGAATGTATTGCCCATGCTGTTTCGAACAACGAATCCAGGCGTCGATACTGCGTATGCCTTAAAGAATCCGGTGTACTTGCTGAGGAACTTGCTGAGTGCCCTGGCAAATTCGGGAACCTGGAGACGCGACATGTTTACATACATGTCGCTTAGCCACTTCTCCGCCTGGTATGAGGGCATGCCGTATGCTTGCAGGCTAACAAATCCCTTGGCCTTGTCGACCTCCTTGACAATTCGTTGACCGACAGTACCATCTGCGAGACCAGCGTTGAACTTCTGAAGGAACTGTTCCTGGTTTGTCGACGACATAAACTCATATTCGAGATTAGCCAGGTCGGTGCGAAGCCTGGTCATAATGTCAATCTGGTCGGCGCTGCTCTGGGGTAGCAGGTCATCGATGATTGAATCGGCCTCGTCCAACCATGCGAGCACATCACCAACAAACGCCATGTCGTTGTCAGTACGCTTCAGGAATTTCTCAATGTCTCCCATGAGAGTAGCCAACCGCTCACGGTTGGCGTGCAACTTGGGGATAATTGTTTCGGCGTACTCAGCCGCGCTCATCGCAAACAATTCAGCACTATCGAACTTGGCCATTGCATCAACCTGCGTCTTGCCGGCTTTCACCAAACGCTTCTGAGCATCCTTGGCCGCCGACTTCAATGGCTTAGCGAGAGCCTTCTGCTCTTTGGCCCAAGCCTTCTTGGTCTTCTCGAGTTCTCCAGCGAGGTCTTCCTTCTGGTCGGCAATTGCGGCGACAGCCCGCTTGCGCAAACTAACCTCAAGACCCAGTGTCATGCGGCCAGTCGCCATATCGAAGTTGGGTTCGAGTTCCTTGGAGTAGTAAATCGCCTGGTCTGCAAGTCTCTTGATTTCAGCGGCATTGGCCGCATCATCAGCACCACGAACAAGCATTGTGCCCGATGGACCAACCGGCCCCTTCTCAATCGGACGCAGTTCCAGAATCTCGTCACGAATTTTTTCTATTGCCTCAGTTGGTTTCAGCCGCTTCGAGCGGCTTCCCTGGATTGGGTTCACAAGTTGGTCGTAGCGAGCCATGACATCGTACTCAATGTCATCACCAAGACGAGAAGTCATCTGCTCCATCGTTTGAACCATCTTGGTAGCAATGCCTTCGGCAACACCAAGTTTGCCGCGTGCATCAGTATCCAGTTTGTCTGCCTGTTCGCGCATACGAGCGGCAAGGTCGGCAGCCGCCTCCTTTGACTTCACGATTTCACGATACTTCGCAGCCTGTGCCGTGCGCTCGAGTTCATCGACCTTGTCGAGAACCTTCTTGTCCACCGACTGGCTCCACACCCTTTCGAGGTGACCTCTACGAGCCGTGGTCTGCCACGGCGATGAATTGCGGGGCAACCTGGAAATACCACCAGTCAATTCGTCAATGGTGAAATCACCATTCTTCAATCCCTGGTTGATGAAGTGCGCCTTCATTAGGGCCGAGCGTTGCACATCGGGCTGCGAAGCACGAATCAACATCTGAATACGGTTGCGATATTCCGTTAGGCGCTTAATCTCCGCATCAATTGTCGGCTTGACTATTGCCTCGAAGAAACTGACCTTCGAACCGGCGGCACTCACGAACTCCAACGGCCTGTCTCCGTAGGTTGTCGAAGGACGCGAGAGCCAGCGCTCCAACAGAGCGCGTGTTTCATCTGACATCTGCTGCTCGCGCAACAACTTCTTGACGGCATTGCCAATGCGGCCGTTTGTTCTGTTGTATTCAAGTTCAAGCAAGTAGGTATCGACTCGACGGCCTTCGGCTGCCAGTCTCTCTACGCCAGCGGTGTCACCAGCGGTAAGGAACAATGATTCAATTTCCTCTGCGCTGAACTGAATATCACTACCATCGCGCTGGACAAAGCGCGATGCGTCAATACGTCTAGACAGTTTGACATTCGCTTCTTCAATACTCTTGCTTAGTTCATCAATCTCAACCTGCTTGGCGGCCCGCAACTTAGCGGCTGTCTCGTCCGTGATACTGCCAACGCCACCCTGAATATTGTTTTTTTCAATAACCAACTTGGTGCGTTGATTCTCAAGAGAACGAACGTACTTCCGTAGTTCTTCCTTTCCTTCGCTCAGAATTGGGACGATGTTTTCGGTCTGACTTACCGATTCGGTATTACGTCCCAATCTATCCAGGTCGTCGTATATCTTATTGATTTCGGCTTGATACTTCTTCTCCGAAATCTTTCTGCTCGTGCGCATCGCATCGAGTTCATCGATGCGCTTGTAGAACTTCTCAATAGTCTTTTTGTTGCGGACATTCTTGGCGGCGTCTGGCACAAACTGCCCGCCGTCACGTTTAGTTGTTCCGCGAGCAAGCGACCAATACTTCTGGCCCACATTACCTGGCTTTACATCATCAGTAATCTGACCACGCGAAGTGACCGGAACCCACTTGCTGTTCTCATCTCGCCTAATAAAGATTTCAATACCCGTGTCGAATAATTCACGAGCCTTGGTCACATGAGTTCTGACCAGAGGAATCTTTACCCCACCCTCGCTGGCTACGTCAGCGAGCATCATGATTACATCGTTCAATCCACGACGCTCAACCGCCGCCAAATAATCTGGAGAGTTCTTGATTTCAAAAATGCTGCGCACAACATCGCGCACCTTTGACAAGTCTTCTTGCGTCATCCCTTCGCGTTGTGCTTTTGTCAGCGGCATCCGCGGCCTTTGGCCAGCAGGGATGCCGAGTGTTTCCGCAAGCAACTCCAACTCCGACAATTCGGTCTGCTGCTTTTCGAGAGCCTGCTTGGCCGCAGCACTTGCTTCGTCGGCAAGTCTTACGGCAGCAACTGCTTCTTCAAGTTGGGCGGCTGTTGCTCGCAGCGATGCTCCAAGTGAAGATGGAACATTTACGTTCCACTGACGAGAGCCGAACACCGCCTTGTCGTATGGGTCAATAAACGGGTCTGCCGCACGCTGGAGCCACAAAACATTACGACGCGTTGACCTGTTGTCACCCCCGACTGACTTGATTGTTTCAGCCAACCACGACGACAGTTCTTCCATCGAAGCATTTGGTCCATAGCGCTCGACCGTAACCCACTTATTGCCAATCTTGCGCTTGACACCAGGCTCGGACTTGACAATAATTTCTAGTTGTTCCTTGATTATAGGAAGCCCAGTATTGCGCTTTGCTCCAGGAAATACAGCCTGGTACCAATCGCGCAATTCCTCTATCATTTCTTTGCGCATCGACTGGGCGACATCGAGATTAGTCGCTTTGAGTTCCTTGAACTCTACGGTACTACTTCTGAGTCCACCAAACTGATTCAACTTGCGAAGAAGTCTAGGCGCATCAGCATTGCCTCGCGCCTTTGCAACAGCACGGGAAATGGCTGGAGTCTTAATTGCTTCTTCAATTGCCTCGTATGCCTTAGCCGGGCTGTCGTATTCGCCGTTGAGAATCTTGTACTGAATATCCCTGAGAGCGCTCCAGGCATTGGCCTGGCTTTCGGATACGGAACCAATGCGGTCCAGGAAATCACGAGCAACGCGATTGTAAATTTCTTGGACAACACCAAGACCCGGCACCATATTGGCCGATGCATATACATCGACAGTTGCGGCAATGCGCTTTTCAACATCAGCAACAAACCACAACTTTGTCAACAGGTCTTGCAATTGGTCGGACGAGTCGGAGCGGACAACATCCGCTACGTCTCGGACACCCCCAATCAATTTGCCACGCTTGTTTATTTCAGTACCAAAGTACTGAACGGGGATGTCCGGGAATTCGCGTGCGATTTCTGCATCGAGTGCTTGCAACTGGCCACGAAGAGAATTCTCCCTGGCCTCGCGCTTCACTACTTCAACAAGAGATTTCTTGATTGCATTGGCATCAAAATAATTACCAATTGCTTTTACGCTCTGAATCGCCGACCCAAGCGCATCGCCTTCGCGCAAAGCCTTTTCAGCAAGTTCTTCACGGAACTCCGCACTATCTTCAAAGCCCAGAATCCTGGCCTGCAGCCGGTCACGCGCTCCCTTGCCCGCATCAACCGGGCGCTTTTCCTTACCGATGTCAACAATCTTCCCACCACGCCGAGCACCGCGTGACTTCTGCGTCGGCACGGTGATGCTGTCGGTGATTGTCCCCCTGGTAATTCCTTCGATATATGAATCAACATCGTCGTTGTCACCATAGCGAATCAGCCATTCAACATCATCGACCATGTTCGACATGTCAATAGTGAGCGACTTCTCAATGGCCTTCGAGCCAATCTTGCCAGTCGTGTCGTATCCAACCGTGACGGTAATTGACTTGGAGTTTTCAAAGTTCGAACCGATGCCCTTGAGAATCTTCATGATGTCGTCGACATCCAATTCCCTGGGCACTCCCTGGAATCCCGCATCTTCAGCGAGACCAAGAAGTCCATCGAAGTAGTGGCGTACTGCCATGTACTCGGGCCGAACCAGCAGTTCGGCCAATCTGTCCATAGGCTGAGCAATCTTTGCGTCAGCAATTGCGCGCCCCATGACGGTATCGGCGTTCAGGAATTCGTTGGCAAGCCTGCGAGAAGCAACATACTCTCTGATGCCAACGGCAAGCGAACGCTCCGCTGAAATCAAATTAGAGCGTCGTGCCGCAATTGTCGCCGCACGACGACCCTTGAATCGGCTTTCGTTGAGACTCCTATGGATTCTGTCTGCGTCTGCGGCTTTTCTCATTACGCCGTTGGGTCCAAACAGCGACTCCCACATTTCGGGCTGAGATGTACGCAGGCGAGGGTTGGCGGAAGCAACCCACAGCAATGCCTGACGCATCTCCCCAACTGTGGCATTGCCACGGATTGATGATTCAACTATTTCGGCAACCCGCTTCTCGCTCATATTCTTGAGCGAATCGACAGTAATGCTGTTGTCGGGGTTTGCTACCTTCCACCATGATTCTTTGGAGGCGGCAATAAGCGCCTCGACTCGCTTACCCTCAACATCGACGGGTACGCCGGTCGATACCGCTTCCTTCAATTCCCTAGCAAGATTGGTAATTGCGTCGCTACCAGAGAATGAACCCTCGTTCATAATCTTGTCGAGGTTTTCCTGAATGAATGCCCCGACTTTGCCAATCTCCTCTTCAATGTTGAATAGACGCTGGGCATCGGCCTCTGCGCGCACAAGCGCACGCTGGACATCTTCGAGCCGAGCCTGCGGCTCGGTGAGTGCGGCGCGTGCAAATTCAAGGCGAGCGACGACAGCCTCGTAATCGGATTCAAGGGAACGAATTACATCGGGCACTTCTTCATACAAGGCAGACAAACGATTGCTGTGTTCGAGCATGTCCGCAATAGCATCATCAAGGAGGATGCCCGCGTCGTAGATTCCAGCAGCAGTCAAAGCCTGCTTGTTCACGGCAGACAAAGCCTCACGGGCTTTGCTTGCCGCAGAAGAAATTGCGGCAGTGCGGCGTTCGGTAGCCAACTTCAGCGCCTTCTTGGCGTCCTTCAATACCTGTGGGTCTGACTTCTTGAGTACATCGGACAGGGGCTGGAAAACGCCCTTCTCGACCAGATACTGCTTTCGCGCAATCAAGCCCATCTGCTCTGCGTACGAACCAACATACTTCTGCATGACCGTTGCTGCGTTTGTTTCAAAGAACTCACCCTTGAAACCAGCATCGTTGGCAATCTTATTCAGCCTGTCGACGGTAATTGGCCCATCAATATCCTTGAGGGGAACCCCGAAGAACTCATCGTCGAGTGTCATTCTGTGCTTGAACGAACCAGCATTATCGAGGGGGTTGAACAGAATCTCCCTCAATGCCGATGTGTTCTTTGTGTTCTTGCTCGTCACATAGAACAGAGCATCGTCCGTCATCATGTGAGGGAAATAGTTCTTGACCCTGCTGGCTTCGTAAGCCGGGTCAACGGCCTTGGCCGCAGTATCAATATCATTCCAAAGCACATCAAACCAATCGCGCAACTTGCCGGCAACGCGCTGTTCAACTGTCGTCGCAAGACCTGTCACGGGGTCGACAAACGGAAGTTCTCCTTCAAGAATCTTCCGCACATTGGGCGTTGCCGCCCTGAAATCCTTTTCACCGACTTCCTTGATGAGTCCGTCAACAAGGGCAGAAGCCTTGCGCGATGCTGCGCCAACGGCCTTGCGTCTGGTGTTGTCCGATACAACCATGTGTAGATATTTTGCAGCGCGTTCAGTCGGTGCCGTGCCACGAGCCAGAGCCTTTCTAGCATCCGCAACATCGTCGGGCGTAAATACATCTGCTGCACGCTTGAACAAGTGGTCGCCAGACCACGTGCGCATAGAAGCAAGCGAGCCTTCAAGGGCCTGGCCAGTTCTTGTGAATCCAACGCGACGACCCATGAAGTAGACGCCGGCTCGGTCCATTCCAAGCGTCTCGAACACTTCATCTTTCTGGTCCGCCAATGCTGAACGACCATAGCGGTACGCCCTCTTTGCGAGGTCCGCATCACCAGTCTTTTCGAGAACGCGAACGGCAAGAGCCTCACGTCCCGAACGCCCAGTAACTGGATTAAATCCAATGCGTGCAGCACGCTTCGACAACTGTTCGGCAGTTTCGCCAGCGACTTCACTGCCAATACGGAGCGCTCGACTGCCACCAAATGTAACGTACGTCAGGGGGTCGGTGACAATGTCACCAACAAAACCTAGCGCTCTGTTGCCCCACCTACCCCAGAAACTGTCATCCGAGAACACATCACCGAATACTGTTCCCCATCCAAATGTCGGGTCAGTTATTTGCTTGCCAAGGTCATTCCACGAAGCATTGGTGTTTGGGTCACTGTCGAGTGCATCAGCAATTTCCTGAGCAACAGAAGGAATAACGCGACCGGGCAAGGAGATAATCTCTCCAGCCTTGCCAACCACCTTGCCGACAGGACTCTCAAGAATGTCCTGGAGGACACCCATGAGTCCACCGGCTTCCTTGCTCTTGGGCTTGTCAGCACCAAGCGACCAACTCTCCGTCTTCGTCGGAGGTGGTAGCCGCATGACATCACTGCGACGAACAACAGCGGGTGTAGTCCTCTGCCCTCCTGTCGCCGTAGTCCTGGGATTTGCGTTTAGGATTTCCTCCCAAGTCGCCACTACTGCATTCCTCCAGCAATCATGTTGGCCATTGTGTCAATCTCTTGGTCCGAAAGAACTCGCGGTGCTGGACGAGTTGCTTTTGGCTTTTCAGGAGCCGGCATGGCAGCGAGTGCCGCCAACTGCGGCATACGCTGCAACCACTGCAAAGCAGGGACTGTTCCCCTCTGTTGGGCTTCTAACATTTTGGCCGCAACTTGCGCTTCAGCATTTGCGGCAACTTCCTTCTTCCTCTGGCGCTCTTCGCCCATACCCTTGGCTGTGTAATAAGCAGCCTGCCTGGCCCAGTAGTCCTGCGACTTCTGCTCCTGCGTCGGTTGCTTTGTCGAAGATTTGACTTCAGTTCTTGTTGTGGGCCTGCCGCCAGGTGCGGTAGTTTCGAGATAAGACTTGCCCGCTTCATACACAATTTTTCCGCTATTGGGAAGTTTGATTTCCTGGCGGTATTTTCCGGGATTGTATTTTCTGTCAGCGGATTCATTGCGCAATTGAGATATTTCTGTATCACTCAACGGTTGAGAAATGGCCTTGAGTTTGCCGTTTGAGTCGTACCTATACGCCTTTGTCTTTCCCTCTTCCTGGCGAAGAATTACATTGAATCCATTGATGGTTCCAAGTTCTTCGTAACCAAGTTGACGCGTCGTCTGTGGCATGCTGAACTGGGTGAGGGCGCGCTGGTACGCGTCTTCGATATCCTTCCAGCCGCGGGTCTTCCAGCCTGATTCAACAATCTCCTGGTCGCGCTCATACGCTTCCATCTGCGGGCGCAACTGCTCCTGCAGTTTCGCCGCCTGGTCCACGGTCGCCATATCTGGAATGGTTCGCCAGAACTCAGGTTCCGACAACGGACCCTTCCATCCCATAGCACGAAGATTCTCTCTGGCCTTTTCGCCAAGGAGAGGCTTCATCAGCATCCCAGTTGACTCGTCAATAAAGTATTCTCCAGTTTGCCGCTTCTCTTCGACAATCTGGTAGTTGCTCCACACCTTCTCAAACTTCTCGAGTTCACTCTGCATGCTGTCGTACAACGACATGCGGGCAGAGGATGTCTCGGGGTCGGCGTCCAGTAGTTTTGCCTTCAGCCTACGGACATAACCGCTGGCGGTGTTGACGCCATTCATAATGTCGCTCATGCCCTGGAGCAATTCCTGTTCACCAGCGGCTGACGCGCGATTGAGCATTGACTCATAATCGTATTCATTCGCATCGCCAACCGGTTCATGCGTGGCATTGCGAATCTGCATCAACAGCATGTCGGGCGTAATCAAACCTGAGTTGTACATGAAGACGGGGTCAAACGTCATCATGCCAGCATCCTGCACGAGATTCAATTGCGATGCCGCGCTTGGCATTAATGGCAGGCCGTAGGTACCGTAGCCCATCATGTACGCAAGCATTGCCTCTTCTTCGGGTGTCATGCCGTCGCCCAACGATTCGTATTTGTCTTCGCCAGCGCTGCCTCAATCAATTTAAGAATTGATTCTGGCGCAACATTCTGTCCGCTAAAGATATTAGAAATTTGACTAGCGATATTGTTGCGCATATTCAACTGATTCTGGAGATTCTGTTGCTGCAATCCAGTTACAGCACCAATACGCTCCTTCTCCAAGCCAAGGCGAAGCATGTTCAAGGACAGGTTTGCCTGCTCCTGCGAGGTGGTCATAATATTGGCCATATTTCTGACCGCCTGCTGGTAGGCGTCGGCTTCGGCCTGCGACAACTGTTGGGCTGCAGCCGACTGGCCACCGGACAGACCGGCGGCAGCCATGTACTCAGCAAGAGGGTCTGCGGCGACACGGGGGGCAGCAATCTGTAGATTGGCGTAAGCATTGGCTCGGTTGTACGGGTCGGCTTCCATGCGGCCAATAGCCGCATTGATATTTTCCTGCGACACGCCGTACTGGCGCTGGAGTTCGGCAAGGGCATCGGCATACATCTTGCTCAATGTGTCCACATTGGAAGACTGCGCTGCTGGTGCCGTTGGTTGCGGAACTCTGATTTCTGGTGCACTGCCCCCGCCTGTCGTCGTGCCTCCACCTGATGTCTGGCCTCCACCCTGACCGGATGGAGTACCCGATGTTTGGCCGCCCATCCAGAATGAAGCGGGCACGTTTCTAATTGCCTCCATTGTGCGTTCATATTGGGTCAATGGCAATTGGCTTTGACCCCGACTGCCAGCGCCAGTGCCAGTGATGGCAGAACGCTGTTCGCCCCAAGGTTGCGAAATAGTGCGCCCAGCGGCAATTTGCTGACGCGCCAGTGCACTTCCTTCCATTGCATCTGCACTTCCGGTTCTACGAACTGCCATAATCAACTCCCCAAGAACGGGCCAAAGCCACTCAGGGCCGCTGCCGCTTCAATAATTCGACGTTCCTTTTCGCGGTTAATCTCCTGCATTAATGCGTCATATTCCGCTACGGCGGCCGCGTCCTGCAGATTCAACTCCTGCAACTTCTGACCCATCTCAGTCAGGACATCCTGCTTCTGTCGCTGCCATCCAGCGCCATACTCGCCAAGTCCACGCTCACGGATTCCAGACGAGGTCAAACCGCGCTGAGCATATGAAGCGCCCAGTTTGCCCAGACCTTTGGTTCCCGCCACGTCAATGTCCATTGCCTGGCGGTTACCCCTTTGCTGGGAAAGGAAGCGGGCATAGGAGTTCATGGCCAGCGTGGCGTCCCGCTTCTGGGCAGCGGGGCGCTGCTGTCCACTCCACCATAGTCCTAGGTCCGTATATGCAGCCATCACTAATACCCTTTATCGTTTCACGAGGTAAAGGGCACGAAATGAACGCAAACCTCAACATTGTGGTTGGTCCTGTCCTGCCCTGACTTGGTCAAAAAATGAATGTCAATAGTCGTAGCGTCAAAACTGTGGAGGTGGAATGGCCCCATATCGTGGGGGGCGGAGTCCACATAGTGCTCCGTGACGGTGACGGCCTCGGGTTCAAACCCGCAATTATGGGTAATGACCAGACGCCCATTTGCGTCTGTCGTTCCCGTATAACGGCCCCAGAAACCGATGTGAGTCTTGAAGTACTCGTTAAGTGCCCCGAGAATCCACCGCAATGGGCGGGCATTTTCCCCGGTCAAAAACTGCGCTGTCGGTGCGGTGAATAGTTTGCGAGGCATTATGCCCTGACCCGACGAGGATTGAACTTGAACGAGATGGAGTTTATTCCCCAGGGGTTTGAACCATTGGTAGAAATCTTCAACTGCACGCTGTTAGCCAGACCAAGATTATTTCCCTTGGCCAAGTCCGAACCAAGGTCGGGGGATACCCACGACTCGTAGCCGCCACCAATCTCGCGGGCATCTAGCGCCACCGAGAATGACCTATCTGTCGTCGCGCGATTCCAGTTGTGGTAAACCTCGACATCAATAGTGGTGTTGTGTCCGAGTTGGCGAACGACCATCTCTGGTCGTCGCCAGAACTTCTTGGCCGACGATGCGTCGGCATCCTGCCACCGCGTGTAATAGTAAGCGTCGAATGTGTGCTCGGTCCCACGAATAGTATCGGTGTGAATATCCTGCTTATTGATTTCAATAATTGCCGGTTGATAAACGTGGGCGAATACAGGCACTCGTCTACCCGTGGATTGAATAAAATCAATGCCAGGTCCCAATCCGTAGCCATCCCCAGTTACATACTTCGTCCAGGCTCCGCCCTCACGAATGGTCTGGTCCCATACAAACGAAGCGGTTGGTGTCGTGGCTCTCGTGTTGCCGCCGTACTTCGTGTCCGCGTTGTCGTAGGTAATTGTGGACTGGTTGTATGTTTCAATATCTTGAGGGTCCACGCCCAGAGGTAGGGATACAAAGATGCGCCGGCCAACCCAAGAAACATAAACTCCACCCATCGAAGTTTCGGTGATTTCGCCCGTCTGGAGGAGCGGGCGAAGTGGAACAAACAAATCAGTAAAAGCGGTTCCGTTGTAAACAAACAGCCCATCGGGCCACGAGAAGAAGAACACGCCTTGTTCCGTGACGGCGACACATTGGGCATTGACCGCACCAATCTCCGTTGTCAATGGCACCAACTGGAATGTCTCTTCGTCGTACCCCATGAGTGCGTAGACAGCACGCTTCTTGAAGATAAGCAATTGGTCGCCAAATGGAATGATGGCGGTAATGCCAGAGCCACCACCAGTCACGTCGATGTAATCCAGTTCGCGCCAAGACTCAGCAAATCCTGGATGTGAGAATCGGATTCTGTTCGGGTAGGACGTGCTGTTCTCGTTGGTATCAGCGACCCACAGCCTGTCGAGGTGTGTTGCGACGAGATTCGCCTTGGGCATGTGCGTTCCAGTTGGCGATGCGTACGAATCCTGCCAAGCGCCAGTAGCGCTTGCGGTCAGGCTTGTGGTTGTAGTTCCACTCCACTTCTTGCCAACATTGCTGTGACCACACGCAATATAGACCAGCGAACTCGAGCCAACTGCCCATGGTGCGAACGATGCGCCGTACGGGTTGTCGGTGTTGCTGATGGAAGACGAAATTATACCGTCTGCCGTCCAGAATACTTTGTCGTTGGCTGCAATCATCAGGTGCTTGTATGCGCCGTCCCATCCGAACAACCGCCTGGGCGTAAACGCACCAGCGGTTGCACCACCAACCGCCGCTGTCGAATAATCAATGATTCCGCCACGCGAGGAGAATCCGCCGCGCGGGTCAACGTCGACATTCTGCATGTCTGGCGATTCATTGTTGGCCAACTGGAATGCGTCGGCTCGGTAGTTCAACCCACCAGTGAAGTCATTGACAGCGATTGTTTGAATCATCAGTAATAGACGGGGTACTGCCAGCCATCTTGCGTCTCGTGGAATCGAGAGCCGCTGAGAATCAGCGGGCGATGAGAAGAAGGACGCATAATGTCGCTAGCCACAAGGCGAACGGCTTCATCAAAAGAGTTGCGATAGAACGTAGCGAGTTCAACATCCTCCTGAAGTTGGTAGACCTGGGCAACAACATAGTAAACAATTGCCTGGTGCAAACGGTCGTCAGCGTCAACCGCTGTCGACGTATTGGCCGTCCAGTCAACTGGCTTGCGATAGCCGCGCAGCGACAGCGCATACACGGCGTTGGGCTTGGGCCACAGATGAATCCGACTTTCCCAGATGGAGAAGTGCAGGGGCCGACCAGTCAGGTCGGACGAACCGTTCCACACGGCCTCGGCATCCTCATGGGCAATCAAGGTCAATCGCTGCCCACCATTAGTAGTATCGACAACCGAAGTAATTTCCAGCGCATCTCCAGCCCCAATGGACGAGATGAGGTACTCTCTCTGGTCAGCGACGGTGGACAGCGAGTATGACTTCTGGAAGAACGGCCAGCGGCGTTCGAGCGCAATCATGCGCTCGTAGCCGTCCTTGGCATACATGTCTAGCAGGTCATTGGGCAGGTCCGTGGTGTCCATGTCTGTGATGGTTCGGACCTTGGACCGAATGTCACTCAGGTTCATTCAGTTGCTCCTTGGCCATGCTGCGCAGATGGCCGATGCAGTATTCGGTTCCCTTTGCCCTTGGCCCATCGCAGGTTTCGTTGTTGGCAATACAGCGCGTGTGACCGATGTATGGCATGCCACCAGCGGGGGCAGGCCGAGCATCAGCCGTAGCGTAGGGGCGCGACCCGACCGTTGCCGGTGTGCCGTGGTAAGAGTAAACAGGTGTTCCAGCCATCACTAAAAGGCTGGAGCGTTACTCAGCGAGCGTACTTATTGCGCTGGGCGTTGCGCGGCTTGGGTGCCTTGGGCCCTTCGGAGCCAATCTTCTTGGCCGCAGCGCGATTCAACTGCCCAACTCGCTTGGCAGCAACGGCCTTGCGCGTCCGGATTCCTGCTCGACCAGATGTGGAAACATCCTGGGCGGTGTAATAATCTCCGACTGCCTTGAGTTTTCTCCCTGCGATGCGGGTATTCATCGTATCAGCGGTGCTGCTACGGCTGGGGCGCTTCTTGGGGCTGGGCTTGGGTGAGGGGGGCATATTGTTCCTTTCTCAAAGAAGGGGTGGCCCGCCGCCCTACGGCAGACCACCCCCTCCTGTTTGTGCCCTGTAATGGGCGGGCTATCAGGCGGTAGCGTCGGTGATGACACCCTGCTTGGCGGCGTTGCGGACCGTCAAGTTGCCGTAGCACATGATGAGCGCGTAGCGGGCGTCCATGTTCTCGGGACGGACGAAGTCCGTGTTCGAGAACCACTTGCCCGAGTGACCCACCAGGGTGAGGTACTTGCTGTTGAGGAAGTACATGTAGCCAGCGGGGCAGTGCACGTCATACGCCACGGGAGCAGCCTTGAACAGCAGGTTCTGGAAGCCAGCGTCTGCGGTCTTGGTGTCGGTGTAGCGCAACTGCGGCTGCAGGAGCGACTCATACTTCTCGAACAGGGTCTGGGTGGTCAGCACCATGTCGGGGTGGTCGTTGCCAACCGAGGTGGTGTTGTACGCCGTGGTCATCTTGCCGAGCGTGAGAGCGCCAGCGTTGGCGTTCACGTACGAGCGCCAGAACTCGTTGCCCGAGGTGGCGCGGTTGATGCCACCAACGGTTCCGACCGACGACACGAGGTTGCCGAGGCCGTTCCAGTTCTTGCCCGAGTTGCCGGTGCCATTGCTGAAAAACATCTGGTTGAAGCCTTCACGCATCGACTCCTCGGCCTGCATGACCTTGGCTTCGAGCAGGTTGAGGACAGCGGCTTCGCCGTTGTTCTTCGCCTCTTCAATTCCCGAGATGGCGATGGACACAGCGTACTGCTTCCAATCGTACTCAGCGGCGGTGATGCCTTCCTGGGCGGTCAACGACAGGGTGTCGTAGCCCGAGTAGGAGGCGACGGTCGAGTTCTGACCGTAGATGAGCGGCTCAACAATCTTCGTACCGCCATCCAGCATGCGGATGCGACCCTTATCCATGAGGAAGTAGGTCAGCGGACGAGCCGTGAACACGTTGTCGGTCAACTGCTTGCGGTAGTTCGCAAGAGTCGTTGAGAGAAGCGCGTCGAATGAAGCGTTTCCAGCCATTGTAGTTACTCCTTGTTAGTTGGAGACGCCGTACTGCTTTTTGGCGGCAGCCCAGGCGTCTGAGACAGAACGGATGGCTCCAACTTCTTCCTTCGCTGCTTTGGCAGAGGAACCGCTCGACACCACGCTGGCGTTTCGCTTGGCCTCAATCACTTTCTCTTCCTGTGCCGTCTTGTCGGCAGCGAGCCGCTTGGCGGCTTCTGCCTTCGTAGCCACGCGGTCGAAAGCGATTTGCTTATACACAGCCTCCAGGTTGTTGTTGCCCTGCGCAAGCGCAGCAGCAACCACTTCTTGGGGGTTGAAGTCTTCACCGTATTTGGTTTGCAGAGCCTGAACATCTCGTTCCAGTTTCGCATAAGCCTGCTGCTCCTCGAACGCCCGAATCCTCTTGTCAAGTTCGGACATCTTTGCATCAACCGGGTCTACCCACGAGTCCTCGCCTGTCGACCACTCGTCTGCCATGACCTTAGCCTCCGCCTTGGAAATGCCGTAATGATTGGACAACAATTCGATTGTCTGCGCTGGGTTGTTCTCCAGTGCTGCCTGGATTGCAGAAGCCCACTGCAACTGTTGGCGCTGCTCGGCCAACTCCTGCGTCTTGCGGGTATAGTCCGCTTGACGACTGTAGCCAGCCACCGCCTCCGACAGCGGGACACGCACATCTTCTCCATCAATTTTTACGGTCACATAGTGGTCCGCAAACTCATCGATGTTTAGAGTGGGTGCCTCGAAGTCCTCGGCCCCGTCCACCTCTGCAACTTGTCCGCCTTCCTCGGCGGGGCTGTCAACGTGGACATCATTAAATTCACTCACTTGTTTCTCCTAGAGTCCTACTCGGTTGCTCTATCCAATAGCAGATATCGTTACCTGCTACTCCATATTTGGCAGGCCAATACCCATGCGAGATGAGAGAGGCAGCCAGTCGCTGGGTATTGACGATTCCAGCAGAAGCGAACGGGGCCATTGCGTCAACCATCTGCAGGGCCATCTGTCGACGGAAGGACTCGTTGACCGGGGCGGTCGAACCCGCCTCAACCTCAAAGTCAAACTGGCCAGCGATGAAGTCGCGGTCAAAGGTGACCCACATCGGTTCGCCATCCCGCCCAAATACACGGGCGACCTGTTCGCCGGTCATGAACTGCTGGGCCAACGCCACGAGGCGTTCGGCCACGGCAGCGATACAGCCCTCGATAGTCGCCAACTTGTCGGCGGCACGAGCGTTAGCCGCGTCCTGCATGATGGCCGCCTCGGTGGCCGTGCGCCGAATCTCGGGCAGGCCACCTCGCTGGTACTCCGTGACTCCAGAAATCTGCTCAACATCAGCCTGAATCAACTGCGACTGATTGTAGAACTCGGGCGGGGTAATAACAGCGGGGAACGGGGCTACAACATTGTTGATGTTTTCGTCAGACGCGACAGGAACCATCACATTGTCATAGTCGGATTCCAATGCCGACCGACCATCTGCATCGAACGCAGACTCGCGGAACAAATACTTGCGCGAGAACCGCTTACGGTGGTTCATCATCTGGGTACGAGTCTCGTTGAGTTCTCGCTGCAAGGGCTCGATGGCTTCCAGGTCACCAAGCGGATAGAAGTAATCGGGAATGTCGTAGTTGCGAATCATCACAAATGGATGACCGAATGCGTACGGCATCTTGGTCGGCTTGACCAGGAACTGGTCGCCTCCCTCGGTGAATACCGACATGTAGCCAGTCTTCAGGTCGTAGAACTCCCACACATCGGCGTACTGATGCGATTCATCCCAAGTCTTCTTGCGGTCAGGTTCGTCGACAAACCTGGAGGTCGAGGAAGGCGAGCAGTTCTCACGAGCGGTTCGGTTGTACCGCTTGTCGGCCTTAATCTCCTTCAGGGGTCGACGGATTCGCTGCGCAATCCATCGCATGTCGCTTTCGCTGGTTGCGTCTGGGTCAACAAATACGTCAAACGGCGACACTCTTTCAACGAACGGGCGGTCATCACGGACAATGGTAATTGGCGTAATGAGGTTGTCCTCGTTGACTGTCGAGGCGTCGTCAGCGGTAGGGACTTCCTCTTCTTCGACGTAGCGGTAGCCAACCTTCAGCCATGCGTGGCCAAGGACAAGGAAGTCCTTGACCGCGCGGCGGAACTCGGGCTTGACCTTGTAGTGCTTCCACCAGTAGTTGACGACAGCCTCGGTCACGATGGCTCGAGCCGCATCCTCGGACTTGCGAGCGTTAACTGCAATCTTGGGGTAGTTCACGGAGACGCTGGGGCTAATGACGTTGACCGTCGCAAAGGCGACGTTCACCAACAGGCGGTCCTCGTCAGTGGCAAACTCGTAATGCCGACCACGGTACATGTCGATAAGCCGACGCCAGGTGTCGTCGTAGCCCTCTTCGCGCCGCCAGCGCTTCGACTTGGCGATGTGCTGGCGATAACGAGACAGCAATTCTGAATTAGACAACCGTGCCATTGTCTGCCTTCCATGCCTGAGCAACGCGGGCAAGCCAGTTCCACACGGCAATCAGGCCGGCAATGCCGGCCGCCTTGAAGAACGAGACATCAAAGACCGCCGAGGTCAGCGGAGAAGCGGTAGCGCCAGCAATGAAAGTAGCAATACCACGCTTAAGTGCGTCACGATAATTCACTACAACCCTTCCTTTAGGTGATAATCGATATGGTCGTCCAGCCGCTCGTCGATGTGGTCGACCTTCGACTCAATCCGCAGCAGAACCTCCTGGTTCTGCGCGTGTTGCTGGGTATTCCGCTTGTCAAACCTGCTTAGCCCCCACATCAAGGGACCGCCAATGACGGCGACGACAATAGAAACCCACCACACGGCTTACACCCAGCGCTGCCCAATAGGTTCGGCCTTGATTCCGGCCTCTGCTGCCTGGCGTTCCTGCTGTCGCTGGCGCTCACGGATGGTGGGACCATGAAAATCTGCCTTGCCGTGGCTAAACCCGAGGCGAATGCCCTTGACATGACACTTAAAGCACACCGCGCCACGGCGCGGCATGACATCAAAGGAGAACAAATCTCCACATTCGAGACATTTTGTAGCACCCATCATCTTTATGCCCGGTCGTTACCCACGGTTTCTGGCGTTGTATGCCCCGATTGGCACCCGTTTGAACGGCTCGTCCTCGCTGACCAAGAACTTCTCGAACCAATTCAGCGAATACCTGGGGGGCGGAGCCTCGGTCCGGTACTCTGGGAGCCAGACATACTTGAGCATTTGCCAGGTAATTGCCAGTGACATCACCCTGTCGTCGTGTGGGGAGCCGTTCATCCTGCCGTTGGCCTGGCGGACGAAGGTAATGAGTTCCTGGACTGTAAGCGCATCCGCTAATCCGATGTCCCCATCACGAATGGCGGCAGCCAGTTCGTCGATGGCCAGCGGCTTGGTGGCCGTAGTGGTGCGCCAACCCAGGATTTCCGTGGCCTCGGGATTGCGCTGCTGGAGTCTGCGGGTGCGGTAGATATTCTTGTAGCCGTATCGCTGAAGCGCCTTCAGGGTGGTCAGACCGTGGTTGTTGTTCTCCACGCCCAAAAGCGCCCCGTTGTACCAGTAGCCAATCTCAGCCAGCAGGTCCCCGAACAGGTCTGGCTCGATGTGGCCATGCCAATGTGCCACGACGCTACGGTCGCGAGCGTCCACTACATGTGCAGACGAGTAGTCTCCATGAGCCAACCCTTCCGCCACGTCTGCACCGATGACGTAAACTCCCTCGAAGTCTGGCTCTGCCCAGACTCTAAATTCTCCATCGGGAGTGTCTCGGTATTCCATGTTCTTTCGGGAGATGACATGTACATAGCCCCGCCGTGGCTCCTCAGTAGCCAATGTGCGCAAAGCGTCCACATCGAAAACAGGATTACCCGACTTAATGAATGCCTCTTCAGGATTTCGAGGATACTCCTGGTGCAACTGCCAAGAAGGCATCGACTTCTCTTTGGCTTCATACCAATCCTCGTCTCTGTCGCCGGCCGACCACGGCCAGAAGATTCCCTGGAAGTTATTGGTTCCAGTTTGGGAGCCGACCCAAAGGTGATGAAAGAAGTTTCCAGAACCATTAGCAGTTGACAG